TCGTCGGTGGGTAGACCAGACGTTTGAATGGATGAGATCAGTTCGTAAGGCTTGGGTCGACAGAACTCTGCCTGAAAAGAACTATCGTTCAAATTCAAAGATCTGCAAATCTTGTCCTATTAAAAAGGCTTGTGCAGATGCTGGCAAGGGAGACTTTAAACTAAAGTCCTTGGAGCCTATAGATGAAGCATTGTCAATGGTGTGATAAACAATTTAAAACAGATATAACTTATCAGATATATTGTTCACCAGAGTGTAGAGACATGTCAACAAAAGAAAAAATTGCTGCAAGGTATATAATTTCTAGAAGACAAAAACGAAAAGGTAAGGATAGAAATTGCAAATCATGCAAAGAACCTTTGTCAATATATAATGACGAAACTCTTTGCGTAAAGTGCAATGTAAATCCATCAGACGTAGCAAAAGCATTAAAAGAAATTAAGGATAATCTAAAGTGAAATTAGCAGAGGCAATAGGAACTAAACTTCCAAAAACTATTTGTGCTATTGATGCCAGCACTAACAGTCTTGCCTTTGCTATTTTTGATACACAGGAAAAAACATTAAAATCCGTAGGCAAGATTAACTTTAAAGGCAAGGACACTTATGAAAAGGTTATGGATGCTGGACAAAAGGTAAAGGCCTTTCTTGATATATACGAAGGGTTTGAGGCTATCGTTATTGAGCACACAGTGTTTATGAATAGCCCTAAGACTGCTGCTGATCTTGCTCTTGTACAAGGCGCTATTCTTGGAGCAGCAGGACAGTCTGGTACGAAGGTTATAGGAAAGGTAGCGCCAATTACTTGGCAGAACTTTATTGGAAACAAGAAGATATCTAAAGATGAAAAACTATTTATTAAGTCACAAAACCCAGGGAAGTCAGAGTCATGGCTTAAGTCTTATGAAAGAGAACTAAGAAAGCAAAGAACAATTAGTTTTATTAACATGCAATACGACAGAACAATAACAGACAACGATGTCGCAGATGCCTGTGGCATTGGCCACTGGGCAATTAAAAATTGGAATAAAGCAGTAGGGGGGACTGAATAGTGCCAGAGTTAAATGCAAACATCCCACCAATAGAATGTTATGTTCGTGGAAACTTTTTAAGAGATCAGGAAGACAGTCATGACCAATACTTTCCATGCGTTATATTTGGAGTGTCAAGCGTTAAGGGAAGAAGCCCTTTGTTTCATTTCTTGATGGAAGACGGTGGTCTGTGGTGGAGAATGCCAATCAATGCTTTTTGTACAAAGCCAGGAGTTCCAGAAGAGCCAATCTATAATCTTGTTTTGTGGAATTCTTTCAGCCCCTATATATCTGTCACTAAGTTTCAAAACTTAACTAATATGAGGATGTCTTATCTTAACAGAGAAAAAGAAAATGTTCCTGGCAAGTATCTGTTTACACTTGACTGGCACAATCCAGAATCAAATATTTTAGATGACGGGTATTCTGAAAACCCAGGTCAACATAAATGTGGTCACGTAATTCAAAGAGATGATGGTAATTTTGCCATACAACCTAACAACAGAGTTAAATTATATGAGCCTTCATTTGTAACAAAGAAAAGCCTATTGCTTCACAGGCTTGTCAATACAAACAAATGGGATGTTGAAAGTTATGACAAGTGGGTCTTAGAAGATTCAAATGCCTATAACTATGACATTTTTGAGAAAGGGGTTGACAATTAATACCGTGGGTGCTAAACTATATACAAGCGAAGTCTATATGCGTAAGAGATATCTTGTGGATAAAAGGACTCCAGAAGAAATTGCTAAGGAGTGTGGTGCTAGTGTTGAGACCATCTATGTCTACCTTGCAAAATTTAAATTAAGGAAATCAAAGCGATGAAAAAGATTAAGTATATGCTTTTTATATTATCATTAGTAGCAGCAGTTGGTATCTCCTATGCCACTGCAACACTGCGTAATATGCCAGAAGCGTTTGACTGGGAGGAAGATGATGAGTGAAAACCTGAACATAACGGTTGACCAAGTTAACCACCCAACACACTACACAACAGATCCTTCTGGGGTGGAATGTATTCAGATTACACGCCATCGCAACTTTAACATTGGTAATGCCTTTAAGTATCTTTGGAGAGCAGGGATCAAGGATGAATCAAAAACTATTCAGGATCTTGAGAAAGCAATCTTTTATATTAAAGATGAGATCAATAGATTAGAAGGTAAGTATGTCAACTGAAGATGATTTAGTTAAGCACCTTGACCAGGTTAATCAGGTAGTAGAAGAATACCTAAAGGGCAACGATCCAACAGTAATTTCAAAGCAACTTGATATACCAAGACAAAGAGTGGTTACACTTATTAATGAGTGGAAAGTTATGGCATCTGCTAACGATGCTATCCGTGCTCGTGCTAAAGAAGCATTAGCAGCAGCAGATACTCACTACAGCAAGTTGGTTTCTCGCACATACGAAGTTATTGATGAGGCATCAATGACAAATAATCTTAGTGCTAAAACTGCAGCAATCAAACTTGTGATGGACATTGAGTCTAAGCGTATTGACATGCTTCAAAAGGCTGGACTTCTTGAGAATAAAGAACTTGCTGAAGAGATGATGGAAATTGAAAAGCGTCAAGAGATTCTTGTTCTTATTCTAAAAGATATTGCCTCAGAGTACCCACAGGTTCGTGATGAAATTATGCGTAGACTTTCTGCATTTGCAAAAGACAATGAGGTGATTACAGTTGTCCACGATGTTCAATGAGTTTCTTGAAGCACTACAGGACGATCATTTTAATGAGATACCAGTAGACGCAAGAACATTTGTTGAAGGTGAAGCATACCTTGGACAGCCACCACTGTCTGACATTCAGTATGACATCGTAGAGGCCATGAGCCAGATCTATCGCAAAGAAGATCTCATTAATATTATGGGAGAAGAAGAAGGAACAAGATACTACGACAAGTATACTAAGAACGAGATTATTCTCCAACTTGGCAAGGGATCTGGAAAAGACTTCACATCAACCGTAGCATGCTCATACATCGTATATAAACTTCTATGTCTTAAAGACCCAGCAAAGTATTTTGGTAAGCCATCTGGAGATGCTATCGACCTAATCAATGTGGCTATTAACGCTCAACAAGCAAAGAATGTTTTCTTTAAAGGTTTTAAATCAAAGATTGAAAGATCACCATGGTTTGTAGGAAAGTATTATGCTAAAGCAGATTCAGTTGAGTTTGATAAATCAATTACTGTTTACTCTGGTCACTCAGAGCGTGAATCACATGAGGGACTAAACCTTCTTCTTGCAGTGCTTGATGAGATTTCTGGTTTTGCATCTGAGGTTGGAACAGGTAACGAACAGGGTAAGACTGCTGATAATATCTATAAGGCTTTTCGTGGATCAGTAGACTCTCGTTTTCCTGACCTTGGTAAGGTTGTTTTGCTTTCATTCCCAAGATATCCAGGAGACTTTATTTCAGAAAGATACGAAGATGTTATTGCTGAAAAAGAAACTATAGAACGAACACATAAGTTTACTATCAATCCATTGCTTCCAGAAGACAGTGCAGACAATTCTTTTGAAATTTCGTGGGACGAAGATCAAATCACATCATACAAATATCCAGGAGTATTTGCATTAAAGAGACCTACATGGGAAGTAAACCCTACACGTAAAATTGATGACTTTATGATCGCATTCCTTACTGACCTTGGAGATGCCATGATGCGCTTTGCTTGTGTACCAACATTTGCTTCCGATGCATTCTTTAAGCAGGCAGAAAAAGTAAGAGCCTGTATGACATTAAGAAACCCTGTGGACACATTTAAAAGATTTGATGAATCGTTCAAGCCAGATCCAACTAAAAAATATTATGTTCACGCTGACCTTGCACAAAAACATGACAAGTGTGCTGTTGCCATTGCCCACGTAGAAAAATGGGTAAACATTCAGGTAATCAACAACTACGAACAAGTTGCACCAATCGTAGTAGTAGATGCAGTAGCATGGTGGGAACCAAAGGTAGAAGGCCCAGTAAATCTATCAGAAGTTAAACAATGGATTCAAAATCTTAGAAGGCTTGGATTTGATATTGGAATGGTTTCTTTTGACCGTTGGCAATCATTTGATATACAAAATGAATTGAAGCAGGTTGGAATGAGAACTGATACTGTTTCTGTTGCCAAGAAACACTATGAGGATATGGCTATGCTCGTGTATGAGGAAAGACTTGCCATGCCAGCAATTGATTTATTATTTGATGAACTAACACAGTTAAAGATTATGAAAAATGACAGAGTTGACCACCCACGCAAAAAGTCAAAAGACTTGGCCGATGCTGTGTGTGGTGCTATTTTTGGGGCTATATCTCATACCCCTAAAAATACAGACAGTGAAGTAGAGGTTCATACTTTTAGAGACAGATCTAAGCGAGTTGACGAACTACCTGAGAACGTGATACAATATAAACCTATGCCAGATGACGTAAAAGACTATTTGGATAGATTAAATCTACTATAAATAAGGAGAAATACCGAATGAATTCATTCAAGAAAATCGCACTAGCCGTGGTTGCAGCCATGACTTTGGGCATGGTCGCCGTAGCACCTGCAAATGCTACAGTAATGACAGTAGCGGTAACGCTAGATGGAACAGCAAATACAACTAATGGTGTAATTGCTACCCCTGCCACATTGCCAGTACCAGCAGATAACACAATCGATGCAGCAGATGCATTACGCTTTGTGGCAACAGTAGCAGCAGGAACATCAGTTTCTGCAGTAGCAACTAACGCAACAATCGTATCAGCACTACACACATCAGCAGCACCAGTCGGAGCATCGTCAGGATCATCATCTTTGACAATCGCAACAGGCACTGGAACAACTGCAACATTTTTTGTCTACACAAAGACAACAGCAATTGGAACCGTTGTAATTAACAATGGTGGAACAACTCTTACATACTATGTACAGGGTACTGCTGGTAAGATCAACAACCTCACAGTTTCAGCACCTTCAGCAGGTGCAGCAGGAACTAAGCAGGATATCGTTGTAACTGCAACAGATGCATTTGGCAACAAGGTATCTGGCAAGTCAATTACAGCAACCGTATTTGCTTCAACAGCAGTTATGGATACAGCAACAGTAACAACTGGTGCTACTCTAACAGACTTTGGAACAGCAACCTTTAAGGCTACTCTTCCAACAACAGGAACACGCTCACTAATTACTTTTGCACCAACAACATCATCAGATGCAGTTTCAGCAGCAGTAGTTGGTTTGACTGCTCCAACACTTGCACCATTCGCAGAGATTGCAGTTCGTGATCTAGTATCAGAACTTGCTGCTGAGAAGGCTGCAAAGGATGCAGCACTTGCTGCTAAGGCTATTTCAGATGCTGCAGTTGTAAAGGCTAACGCTGATGCTGCTGCTGCACTAGCAACAGAGAAGGCAGCATCTGCTGCTGCTCTTGCTGCTGAGAAGGCTGCTTCTGCAAAGGCTCTTGCTGATGCAAAGGTCGCTTCTGATGCAGCACTTGCTGCTAAGGATGCACAGATTGCCAAGTTGACTGCAGATAATGCAGCAGCACTTGCTTCTTTGAAGAAGGCATTCAACACACTAGCAAACAATTGGAACAAGAAGAATCCAAAGGCAAAGGTTACTCTAGTTAAGTAATTTAGTCCAACACTAAAGGGGTTGCCAATTATGGTAGCCCCTTTTTTGTGCAATAAAATGGTATAATCATCCTATCAGACATCAGGTCTGCAAGGGGGAAAGGTAAATTAAAAGACTAATACGCATACTAGCAGCCACACTTTTAGCATTCGGCTGGCTCATTATCTCCCCAGAAGGTGCCCACTCTGACGATCCACTCACAGTTGCAGCCCAAGAAATACAGGAACTTAACGATAGCGTAGACGATCTTGGCTACCAAGATGATTTTATAGATCTTATAGAGATAGCAGAAAATAAGTTTGCCTCAGCCACAAATGCGAAGGAACTTAAAGATGATGCCTATGATGCCCACGAAGATGCAGTAGAAGCAGAAGCCACAGCCTTAGAAGCAAAGAACCTTGCCCAGTCAAATGTGGATGGTCAGACAGCCACAGTAGCCTTGGCCCTTGAACATAAAGAGAACGCTCTTGAAGAAAAGAATGATGCTCAAGATGCACTAAGCATAGCCAACATTAATGTTCAAACCACTCAATCAAATATGCAGAGTGCTGGAGGAACAGGTTTGGCATACACTGTTTACACTCTTGTTAGACAGGGTAATGTTGCTACCCCAGGATCTGTTCTTTGTTCTGGCACCTGGAACTCAAGCAGCATGCAACTTCCAGTGTGCGGAAATAGATATGAAAACCTTATAGTTAAATTTACTGGACAGATAACAGTCCCTTCATGGTTTACACAAACCTACTTTGCAGGATATACGGATGATGGTTTTAGGATGTATGTTGACGGACAACTTGCTGTTGATAACTGGGTAGAGCAAGGGACAACTTGGAGCGATTACTCTCCCGTATATGATGTTAGTGAAGACAAAACTTTAGATGTAGAAATATGGTGGTATAACGGTGGAGGACCAGGTTCCTACCTTCTTGGCTGGGGAATCCCTGGAGGGTGGACTGGTGCAGGATGTGATTATGCTGGAAACCCAAGAGTATGGGGACAAAATTTTAGTTGTAATCTTAATACATTTTCCTCTGGATCAGGACCAACTCAATCACAGTTAAATGCTTACAATGATGCTGTTGCAGCACAGGCTATAGCACAAACAAACTATAACAATAAATTGGCAGTATACAATGACAAACTAAGCGTATACAACTCTGAAAATTCAACACTGTCATCAATGAACCAGGTATTGCAAACAAAGACACAAGAACATCTTGATGCAGTTGCAGATACAGAAGATGCTTTAGAGTTGAAGAATAGCAGAATAGAAATATACAATCAGTCAATCCTTGACTTAAATAATGCTATTAGTGATGCTTGGGAATATTATTATGATCAGGCAGAAAGAGAACTTAATGCTGCTATTGCTCAAGCAGCAGCAAATGCTGCAGCCAATCAGCCTACCCCAGAACCCACACCAGAACCTTCTCCAGAACCGACTGAAGAGCCAACTGAAGAACCTACACCAGAGCCATCCCCAGACCCAACAGATGAACCAACTGAAGAACCTACACCAGAGCCTTCTCCAGAGCCTACAGTAGACCCTACAGACGAGCCTACACCTGAACCTACCCCAGAGGTTACACCAGATCCAGAACCAACTGAGGAGCCAGTTGTAGATCCTACTGAAGAACCTACCCCAGAGCCTTCCCCAGAACCTGGACCAGATCCAGAGCCAGAAGATAATCCTTGGACTGAACCAGATGCAGAAATCAAAGATGAAGTATTAGCAGCCCTCATTCCTGAAAAGGGAACTGGTACATCAGAAGATTTATCTGGAGTTATTGCTAACCTTACAAGCAAGGATAATAAGTTAGTTACTCTTTCCCCTGAACAAGTTACAGCAGTTAGCCAAACACTCAAAGCATTGACGCAAGAAGCAAAAGTAGAAGTTGCAGAAGACCTTGGTATTAAGCCGTCAGAAGTTGCACAGATTGCTGAGCAGATGAAGTCTAACCCAGCACTGGCAGAAGCATTCGTTGAGTTTACAGATAGAGCAGAATCAGCAGGGGATACACCAATGCCATTTACATTAGCAGATGCAGTAACAGAAGTACAAACAGAGGCATTTCTTGAGGATCCACTTGGTGCAGTATTTGAAGTGGATGTAGCAGAACTCCTATCTAATTTCTCTGAATTAGGTATGGACATGACAGATGATCAGAGAGAAAAAGCCCAGGAAGTCATTATCCCAGTAATCATTGTTTCACAGATTGCAAACGTAATGATTGGGATGAGGAGGTAATATGAAAATAATCAAAAAGGTTGTAAAGGGATTCTTTACATGGCTAAAAGATGCAGGGGTGGAAGTAATTGCACAAGCCTTTACGCTTCTAGGCTTCTTCATCGCATGGCTAACTTTGACGGGATCAGCAAGAGATATTGTTGGAATTGCAGTACTTGCAACAACAGTAATTTGGCTAATTACAATACCGTTAAGAAAGGATAAATAATGAATAGCGTAAAGAATATTAAAAATATATTGATGAGAATTGTCGCTGTTTTTGCTGCTAACGGACTTGCCGTTATTGGAGCTGGAGCAATTGCTGGAATTTCAACAGCAAAGGCTATAACAGTTGCTGGATTAACAGCAGTTGCAGCTGTAGTTGAGAAGCTTGCTCGTGCATTTATGGACGATGGCAAGCTAACAGCAGATGAAATTAATGCAGCATTTTCAACTGTTGACAAGGGCGCAAAAACTGTAGCAGACGTCGAAGTTGAAGAGCGTCAATTGTCTGATAAAGTAAAGTCGTCTAGAGCACCTAAAGCTTAAAAATGCTATACTAATACTATGAACACATATAAAGTTAAATTAGATGTTGAAATAGAGGTAGAAGCCTTTAACCAGGAGGATGCATCTGAATATGTGCATGATATATTTAATTTAGATGATGAAATCAAAAAAATTAATATAGTTAAAATAGCACAAAAATAGATTGACATAGCCACACAAATTACTGTATAATAATATAGTGTTGTGTGGCTATGCTTTTATATGACACAAAATTAAATCAGGCGGACATACTGATAGGAAAGAAATGCTGACCCTTACATCTTTAGGTGTAGATGTTTTTATAAATAAGTCAAAGACTAAAACTCAAGAGTCATTTTGGAATAATTATGACCTAGTTATATGGAACAAAAATTCTTCTGGATATTCAGATAAAAAAGGAATGTTTAGAAAAGAGTGGGGTTTGGCAGAAACAATTACTGTCAATGATCAGGGTCTATGGAAGCTGCCAAAGCGATATGTCAAATATTTTAAATAACCTAGGTGTTGATCAGGAAGATTTTGAGTGGTGGCATCTAGGTATATGCAGAGGCATGGATA